AGTTCCTTATATGTCTAATGATCTTGTTATTGTTGGTGAAAACAATGGAATACATGGTGGTATAAAGAATATACTATATTATAATAATGTTTTAGATTTAAATAAAATTAAAGACTTGTCAAATTAATAAAAATATTATATATATTTAGAAAATTTCTAATGGTATATTATATTATATTATGGGATTACTAAAAAATGTCGTTTTAGTGATAGTTGCATTAATAGTTTTATATATGATTATAAGTTATTTTAATCCATCATCCAATAAATTAAGTGGTCTTAAACAGGGTAATGTTCTTGAAACTATTTCAGCCAAATCATTACCTAATGGAAATAACTCAAATAATTATACATATTCAATGTGGTTTTATGTATCAAATTGGAATACTAGATTATCAGAAAAAAAAATGATATTACAAAGAGGTGGGGATTCCAATGGTTCGAGTGGAAACCCATCAGTATATTTAACACCTTTTGAAAATAATATAGAAATTGAATTATCAACATATCAAGTATCATCAAACACACCAGCACAACCATTCACATGTGGTATTCAGAATGTTCCTTTACAAAAATGGGTTAATCTATTAATTTCATTAAATGGGCGATCATTAGATATATATATAGATGGTAAATTAGTAAGAACATGTGTATTACCAAACCCATCAAAAATCAATAATAATGATAATATTTTTATTACTCCTGGAGGTGGATTTGAAGGTTGGACTTCCAAAATTCAATACTGGCCATCCCCAATGAATCCACAGCAAGCATATGATATTTATAAACAAGGATTTGGTGGTGGCGGAATGAACTTTTTTGACAAATATAGAATTAAATTTTCTTATTTAGTAGATAATGAAGAAAGAGGAAGTTTTGAAATATAATTAACAGCTATGATAAATAAAATAATATATAACTGATATTTTATTTATTTTTTATTAAATGATATATAATTGTAAATTTCTTATATAAATATATAGAAAGAAATGGCTCTTTTTGAAAATAATAATAGTTTTAGTGCATTTAATAATTCTAGAATGATAGATGGAACCAAAGATTTTTTAGAATCAAATAGTTTGATAGCTAAACTAGCATTCTTATTTTTTGTTATAATATTGTTCATTTTGCTATTACGTTTAGGAACATATTTATTATCCTGGATTTTTTCGTATAGCGATAATCCAATCTTAACAACAGGAATGCATGATGCTACAATTATGAAAAAAATACCAACAAATCCAAATTCTAATGGTGCTATTCCAATTTTAAGATCTAAAAATCAAGAAGAAGGGTTAGAATTTACATGGTCAGTTTGGATATGGGTTAAAGATCCGAATCTTAATGTTAATAACCAACATATATTTAGTAAGGGTAATGATTCTATTAATCAAACCACTGGAGTAACAAGTCCAAATAATGCTCCTGGTTTATACCTTTCACCAGTTTCTGATAAAGAACAGAATTTAGTACTTGTCATGAATACTTTTAATAATGTAAAAGAAGAGATTGTAGTTAATGATTTACCTATTAAAAAATGGATCAATGTAATAATTAGATGTGATCAACACCAATTAGATATTTATATAAATGGAACCATGGCTAAACGTCATATATTATCTGGAGTTCCAAAACAAAATTATGATGATGTTTGGGTTGGATTAAATGGTGGTTTCTCTGGTTATATTTCGGAATTAAGATATTTTTCTAGAGCTATTGGTATTGGTAAAATAATGTCTATTGCGAATAATGGTCCAAATCTTAATATGGAGGATACTGGTTTATCGAATAAACCACACTATTTATCTACAAGATGGTTTTTTTCGGGAATTGAAGATGGTTATAATCCATAAATTTTTACAAAAAATATTTTTATTTTTTCTTTTAACAAAAATAAAAATATTTTTCTTGTCACTATTATTTAAATGAGTACATTTAATATTTGTAAAATTAATTCTATGAACTTTCCAAATCCAAAAAATCCAGCATTATTTGCAGGCTGCGATACATGTCCTAAAAGAAATGGTATTAGACCTTGGAATAGATATAACGGTGAAACTTGTTTAAAAAATTTTACTCTTGATGAACTTGATATGCGACGAAAAGCTGAAATTTTACAATATAAAAATAATGATAGTAATATGTCATCTAAACAACTTAATGCCCGTTTATTTAGAGGTATTGGAACACAAAAAAAATCATGGGGTAATCAACGTTCTTTATCACAGCAACCAAACCTACCTCCTAAAAAACCTATTACAAATTACAATTCAAATTTACTAAATGAAGATGTCATAAATTATAGATTGTTATGTCCTTCTAATAAACAAAAATGTCACTCAACTACATCAAGTGATGTTCCTGGTAAACCGCGCGAACTTTGTTATAATAAAAATATACCACTTATCAATTATAAAATTCAAAGAACATATCTTGCAGGCTCTACTAAATGGCCACAACGCGCATGGCAACCTGGTGATAATGGATTTCCAGTTGGTAAATCTGGGTCAAAAAAACTCCTGAAAACATCATAATACCATCTCCGTCCCCAGAACCAGAACCAGAACCAGAACCAGAACCAGAACCATATTTTTATTATTATAAAAATTGGGATCTGGTTGACGTATTAGTCGATGAAAATGCTAAAAGAATTTATTATGATAATCTTGAAGATGCGTTAATTGCATCATCAATAAATACAAAATCAACTGGGGTTACTTATGACAATAATGGTTGGGGTTTAAGAATAAATACTGCCATGTCTAGATGGATGAATCAAAAATCATGGATTAAATCTAGTGTATTAAATGAACTGCAATATAGTAGTAAATCAAAGTTCTGCCTTCTTACTGATGATAAACAGGAATATTCATCATTTTGGAACTGTATTACTGATGATAAAAGAAATTGTAGTCCTGTAGAATTAACATCAATTTTACCTATAGATAATGCAATATCCATAACTGATGATATGGTATTACCGTCAGATGCCAATACTGTAAAATATTCTATTCTTATGAAATTACATTCTTAAATTTGGATTTACACATATATCTTTTGTAGGAAAAATATCTCCTGACATACAAGTATCATTTCTTCCAACTTCAACACAACTTCTAATATTTCGATCACTTCCAATATAACAAAATCCTGACTTTCCTGTTTTTGTCATTTGTGATGAACTACCAGATTCATCTGGTTCAGGAATATTTTGTTTATCAACTTTTTCAGCATGATTTAATGCTTTCATTAAATTATTTTTATTTTCATCGATATTATTTTTAACATTTCCGTCAATTGTAGACTCTACGGTATTAAGTGTTGCATTTGTGACATTTGCGACACTATTTACTATATCTTTTGTTCCATCTATACTGGTTTTTAAGGTTTGTTTAGCTGTATCTACAACTGGATAACCTAAAGATGATAATAGGGGTTTTAAATAATCAGCTACACTTCCTGTAATTAATCCTAAATATGCAAAAATATTTATACCAAAAAAAGTTAATATTAATATAATAATAATAACTCTAATAAATAACCAAATGTTATCTCCTAAACTATTAGTTGCTATAGATTCTCCCGATAAATAGTTTGAATTTAACTCTGCAGATGAAATTTGATTTGTAATGACATTATCAGAAATAGGTACAGAATTTTGATATGATAATTGTTTCATAGATGGAAAACTCATTTATATAGATATTAAAGAAGAATATTTATATAAATATTCGCAAATTAAGAATAACAAAGTTTATATTATATTAAATAATAATTTAAACATATTATGTAATATATAATTAATTATTATGTCTAATCCGGTTGAAGAATATTTAAAAGAATATAAAAATGTATGTTATACGCCAAGAACTCTAGGAAAAAAATTAAATATTTCTCGTAAACAAACAATATATTATTGTTTATCGTCTAAAATTCTAAAACGGGAGCTACCATTTAAAGTTGGTTCTCTAAAACATAAAATGCTACTTTTTAAATATACTGATGATACTGTAGATGATACTGTAGATGATACTGTAGATGACAAAGTAGATAACACAGTAGATGATGGAGAAATTGTTGACGAATATGAAGTCATTTAAAATATATCATTATCTCGCAATTTATCTAGTTTTTCTATAGTTTTATCAAAGTTGCTTTTTTCTAGTCCATTAAATAAATAATCTGTATCTGGTGTAATTTCATTTTTTTTAATTTCTCTGTATAAAATATTTATTTTTTTTACAATCATTTCAACTTTATCTTTCTGTTGAATAAATGGTATATTTTTGTCAATTTTATCAGTTAAAAGACTACATGCGAAATATAATACATATTTTCTACGTTTTTTTACACCAACGCTATATTTTATTGAAAAAATATTTAATAATGATTTAATTATTTTTTGTGTTGCAGAATCTTTTTTATTACTTTCCGATATAATAGCATCCCATACTATCCATATTAAGTCCATTTGCAATTTAGAGTCAACTGGTGCAAATGATCTTCTTTCAGCAAGGCAAACTATTTTTTTTGTACGACAAACAGTGTCGTAATCAATCAACCATTCAAGCCAATAGCATGCTAATATTAAATCCATTGAGTCTTTTGATATATGATATGCAAATTCATTTATACATATTAATAATTCTTTTGGGTCTTCATTTGTAAAACAATTAGATGCATAATTTATATTCGGAGCTTTTAATTTGCTTGTTAGTTTAGTAATATCAAATTCGTTAGCGTCTTTTATTGTTAAACTTTCAAATGCGTGTTTTTTTCTTGAAAAACATAATATAGATATTAGTTCTGCAAACAACTTTCGTATTTTTTCATTATTTCGAAGTTTTAGAATATTATCACTATATCCACTTATAAGAATTTGTTTAAAAATATCAAATCTCATATCAATATATATTGGTAATTTTGGATTACTAGAATAAATATATCTACTCATGTATAATATAATTATTTCCCATAAATCTTCAAATAAACCACTACATATTAATTCAGAAGACCAATGGCATGCTGGTTCAATATCTGATTTTATTATTGAGTTTAATAATTCTTTTTTTACTTTGCCTCTCGCATATCCAGAAAATGTAAGTTTTCTAAATTCACTAATTTCTCTTTTATCATTTATTTCATCATTATTCATATATTAAATTTAAGACAAAAAAAATAAATACTTAATACATATAATAATGAAATTTCTGGATAATTTTAATTTGAAATTTTTGTATAAATTTTCTATTTTAGAAAAAATATTATTTTTATTAATAGTTTTATGTATTATATTATTTATTAGCAATTTAAATTTACAAAATACAGAAGGTTTCGTAGAAAAGAGAGAAAAATTTGATAAGAGACTTGGAATAGATATTTTTGATGATTTTTATGTTTCAATATATGATGATTTAGTATTTAATAATATAAAAAATACTTATGAAGTTGAAGAAATAATTAATACTAGTGAGCCCACTAACAACTCTAAAATATTAGATATTGGTTCTGGAACTGGTCATCATGTAAATATGTTAACTAAAAAAAATATAGAAACAATTGGTATTGATTTATCCCCATCGATGGTTAACCAATCCAAATTAAATTATCCCGATATAAATGTTAAAGTAGGTGATGTTCTTAATAGTATGGAATTTACAAAAGATGAATTTACACATATTTCATGTTTATATTTTACAATATATTATATTAAAGATAAACGGAGATTTTTTGAAAATTGTTTTAACTGGCTTGCTCCGGGAGGTGTATTAATATTACATTTAGTTGACATTGCTAATTTTGATGCTATATTGCCTATATCTGATCCATTCACTATGTTAAATGTTCAAGATTATTCTAATAAACGAATTACTAATAGTACTGTTAATTTTGATAAAATGACATATAAATCAGATTTTGATATTAATTTTGATAATTCCGCGTCTACGAAAATAGAAAAACCCAACGGTGTTTTTAAAGAGATTATGAAATTTAATGATGATACAGTTAGAATAAATGAACATCAATTTTATATGAATACACAAAGTACAATATTATCTATAGCTAAAGATATAGGATTTATCGAAAAAGGATATTCTGAAATGAAAGATATTCAATATGAACATAATTATCTTTATTGGTTATATAAACCACAATAAAATATTAATAAAATATATTATGCTTGATGTTATTAATATTTATCAAATTATTATTATATCAATTGTTGCCGCTATTATTATTTTTAAAATAATTGTTAGAATTAAGTATGGTTTTTGGAGTATTCAACCGGTTTTTCATTTCTATAACTTGTTTTACTGGATATATCCAATAGGTATAATAAATAAACAACTTCCAAAAAATAATAAATATTGTGATTTTATCAATATAAAAACCGAAGAATATGTAGATATTCTAGATAATGATATTGATAATATCATAGAGTTTATACAGAAACATTATTATAGAACTAAATTTGGCTCATATTTACCAAGCAAAAATATGTTCTCTGCAAATTTTGATTCTAACAATAAAAAAAACTTTGTTACTACTTATTTTCAAGATAAAAAAGAATTTGATAATGATAATAATTTATTTATAACTAAAAAATATATGGCTGGGGTAATAACATCTAAAAATCTTAATATCACTTTAAATAATACAACATTTAATATATATTACGTTGATTACCTTACAGTTGATTCTAATTATAGAAAAAGTGGTCTTGCTCCAAAAATTATACAAACACATGAATATTGGCAAGCTTCTAAAAATAATAGCTATCAAATTTCCCTATTTAAAAGAGAGGGAGAGCTTACTGGTATTGTTCCTCTATGTATTTACAAAACTTATCAATTTAATAATATTAATATTATTCCTAAATTACATGCATCTACAAATATTATTGAAATAAATAAACAAAATATTCAATTATTTACTAATTTTATACATTCTAGAAGGGAATTTTTTGAATGCTTTATTTTACCTGATTTATCTAATCTTCTCTCATTGATTAATAATAATATCTACAAAATTTATGGCCTCATTTGTAATAATGAATTAATATCTTGCTATTGTTTCAGAGATTCTTATATGTTGTATAATAATACTGATAAATCTATTGAATTTTTTGCTAGTATATCAAATTGTAAAACTGATGAATTATTTTTTTCTGGATTTTTATTGAGTCTAAAAAAATCATCTGAATATTTCAAATCAACATTATTTACTTGTGAAAATTTATCCGACAATATTATTATATCCAAAAAACTATTAGAAAAATATACCCCTAAATTAACTAGTCCAACTGCATATTTTCTTTATAATTATGCTAACTACACTATAAAATCTGATAAAACATTTATTATTACATAATATAAATTTGTAGTATCAACTTTATATTATCTTATCTTATCTTATATATTTTCCAACTTTAACAAATGAATCTATAACATATATAACAAAAACACCTAAAAATATATATAATATTAATTCTTCTGTTACATAATTTGTTTTATTATCTTGTTGTTGTTCAAGAATATATAATATATTATCTAATTTATTCAATAATTCTTGATTTGATAAAGATGATATATTTTGTTGTGTGGGTAAATTGTTTTCATTTTGATATTTTGCATATTGACTATAATAGTCTGCAGCATATGTTGAAGGTAATTGTGTAAAGTTTTCTTTGCTAACTGGTTTATCTACTTGAGTTACTGGTATATTATCACTTTCTTGATTATTTGGTGAAAATAATTCTGGATGTGGTGGTGGATTAAAATCTGACATATCACTAGATTCATTATTTGATAAATATGGCGATTCGTCATTTGAACTATCCATTGATTTCATCATTTTTTGTATTTGTTTTTTCTTTTCATCATTACCACGGTTTTTTAGAGTTTTATTATTTAAGCTTGTTGACAGTCTAGATTTATTATCATTTCTAATATTTTTATTATCTGTATTATTTTCGTCTATATTAAATGATTCTGCTGTTGCCGCTAATAGTGACATACTTATAAAAAAATGAGATAATATTATTTTTCAAAGCTACTCAAAAATAATCATTTAATATATATATTAAATGAATATTACATTATCAATTGGTATAATTAGTATACTTTTTATTGTTACAATTGGAATTATAATATATAAAAACGTGCTACGTGAAAATTTTAGATCAATAGAACATATCCCTACAGTTGATGGAATATTAAGTAAACGTGGATTTAATTTAGTTAATAATGAAAACGATATTTATTCTAAATTATGGTGGTAACATTATATATTCTTATGTTATTATATAATGTTTAATAAAATTTACTTATTTATATTTTTATTAATAGCTATTACATGTGTTATAGTTAATAAAAAATATACTGCTAATGAAAATTTTTCAATTATTAATAGAATAATCAATCCTATAAAAAAAAGATTTAGGCTAAATAAAAAGAAATTTCTTGACTATACTAGACATGAAGTTCGAAAAATGGACTATTAATAAATATTATTAATATATATATATATAGCATATGGTGAAAAATACTACAAATAATTATTTTTACAGCTATTATAATAGCTTAAATAATAGTAAACTTCTTCTTGGAATATCATTATTATTAATAAATATTGGTTCTAAATACATTGAATTAGAAATTAGTTCAACACAAGCTGAATATATTAGAAACTCTATTGGAAGAGAAATCTTAATTTTTTCTATGGTATTTACCGGAACACGTGATATAATTTTATCAATAATATTAACTAGTGCGTTTATTATTTTATCTAATACAATATTTAATGAAAAACATCATTTATGTATTATACCTGAAAAATATAAAAAAATTAATAATGCAATTGATACTAATAACGATAATATTATTACAGATACTGAAATACGAAAGGCCGAAGAAATATTACATAAAGCCAAAATTCAAAAACATAAAGAATTAGCATTATCGAACTATAGCAAATTTAAAAGTGAAGTATGAAAATATTAGTAATTTGATATTATATTATTATATATTATTAATATAATATAACTATGAATACAAATGCAGATACTGAACCAGTAAACCAAGAAACACCGAAACCAAAAACCCAGAAACCAAAAACCCAGAAACCAAAAACCCAGAAACCAAAAACCCAAAAACAAGAAAAAGAAGCAGCAGAAAAAGCAGCAGCAGCAGCAGAAAAAGAAGCAGCAGAAAAAGCAACAGCAGAAAAAGCAGCAGCAGAAAAAGAAGCAGCAGAAAAAGCAACAGCAGAAAAAGCAGCAGCAGAAAAAGCAACAGCAGAAAAAGCAGCAGCAGAAAAAGCAGCAGCAGAAAAAGTACCACTAGAAAAGCTGAAACAAGATATTATTTCAATACCTAAAAATATAACTAATCCGGATAATACTAACTATCAAACTGAATTAAATAAATTAATAAATACTGAAATACTTAATAGTATTCATAATGTCAAACCGATAATAACATTTACTGGTTATATTTCTGGTATTTTTAATAATTATAAATATAATAATAATACAAATCTAACCAGTAAATATGGGGATTTGTATATAAGTGACTTAATTGATTATTCTAATATTCTATTTAATACTTCAAACAATATTTTAAAAGATGCAGGTTGGAATAAAGAAATATTAACTCAATCAACTAAAGAAAAATATATTGGTAAATATTTCTTAAATAAACAGTTTATAAAAAATTATACTACTCTGTATAAAAATACTAATATTCAAAAAATTATTGATTATTTACATAAAGATGTAAAATTTAAACTCGAATTATCTTATATAAATAAAAAAATACAAACTCTTAATGATGAATATACTCGATTAATTGTAATAAAGAGCAAATTAAATGAATCAAAAAGCAAACCACAGTCGATTCAACAAGAAAACATAAAAAAATATAATCAAGTAATTAAAGAAATTTTGTTAAAAAAGAAACCTATTGAAAAATATAAAGAATCTCTTATAAACGATAATAAAAACAATAAAAAAAAAATATTAGAAATTAAACAAAGTACTATTACTAATAATATTAGGCTTCTTATTAAATATATTTTCAAGGTTAACTCGAATTTTTTTGTTAATAAAAAACCCTATGAAATAAATAAAATTAATTTTATCTCACCTTCTAAAATACAACATCAACAAAAATCATCAAATGAACCGATAATCGATTTTAATAATATTTATAAAATAAGTGATAATAACCATATAATAAATATTACAGATGTTAAAAAAAACTATATTAAACAATATATCAGTGATAATATTGATACACGTAGAAATATTGAAGAAAAACTAGATCCTAATATTACCGATGATACAATTGAAGAAGAATTAACAAAAGAAGCTGTAAAGAAAATTGGAGAGTTCAGATTTTCATTATTAAACAAATTAGTAAAGGCAAAGAAAGAAAAAATAATTAAAGAAATAATAAAAAACGCTAATGATAAAAATAAAGACACAATTAATAAACTTAAATTATCTTTAGCAAAAGCTACTGAAGAAGATTATAAATCGACTATAGAAAATGAGATTAGTGAACTAGAGAAAAAAAAATTTTCCGACAAAGATATATCAGTTGAAGAAACAGATAATATTATATATATTAAATTAATATATCAAGGTACTAATAAATCTATATTGTTTTATTTATCATTATATGTTAGTCATAATAAATCTTTCTCTGACAAATTAAACATTAAACAAAATTGTAATGATAAAAAAAATCAATTAAAAGAGTTATTTAATAAAATGGTTGAACGCAAGGTTTTTTACCCAAAACAAATTGGTATAAATATAAATTCACTAACAAAAAAAACAGATAAAACAGATAAAACAGATAAAACAGATAAAACAAAAAAAACAGATAAAACAAATAAAACAAATAAAATGGTTGGTGGTAAAAAAACTAGAAAATTTAATATTGTTATAAAAAAATATAAAAATACAAGAAAAAAACGTATTGTTAAAAAAACTCGTAAAAAATATCTATAATAATGAATAATCTATATATAAATTATACTAATTATAATAATTATACTAATTATAATAATTATACTATCATACTAATAATATCTTTATTTTTCACTCTATAGTCATCAATTAAATCTTGCGGAATTTCTTGAAAATCTATCAATCTCTTATTTTTTTTAAATAATTCTTCGGCATTCTCTTGATGCAGTTTTTTTTTGAATAAATCTTCATCTTCATAATATTTGATTGCCGTTTTAATACCGCATTTTTTAAAAATACCTGGAATATTATCTGATACGTCACCCATCACTATCTTACAAAATAGATCTTTCTTTGGGTCTCCAGACCATTTTTTGCTATCGGTTAGATTCTTATATTTTAAATTAATTATATGCGTATTTTCAGAAACTAACTGTAAATAGTCCATATCACTGGCTATAATATAGATATTATAATCTTTTTTTATGTTTTCGTATTTACTTCTAATATCTTTGATTAATAACGCAATACAATCATCTCCTTCAAGTTTATCGTGAAATAAAATAGGCATATTTATTTCTTGCAAAATCTCATATGCAAGTTTGAAAAATGGACCACCTAAAAATCTATCATCATTTTCACGGTTTGCCTTATAAGTAATATTATTAGACATGCGCCAAATATTTTTTCTATTACAATCTCTTGCACAAATATACATTATATTTTTAATCTTTAATTTTTTTGGAATTTCATTTATTTTATCTATGAATGTTTTTTTAAATTTACCAACAAATTCTGTATTTTCAAAAGGAATATCTAAATTATCTTCTGGTTTTGCTAGTTTCCACCAGGCGATCAATGCATAATATCTATAAAATATAAAGTAGCTCATATCAATTAAAACATAATTCATATTATATTTTAATTTATAATTTTATTTATATACTATATTAGTAATATATAAATAATATTCAATTTTTTATATTAATCTACATATTTTCTAATAATTTTTTAGTAATATTCTCAACAATATCAAAATATACTCCTGGTTCAGTTAAATTACTGCTTAAACTATCCGCTATTGCAATAGACATTTCAACTTTACAAAATGTTTGTGATAATTTTTTATTAATATAAAATAGTTGTTTATTTAATTTGAATAAACCTTCAGGGTCTAATGATTGTGTATTATTCATAATATCATCTAAAATAGCTGCTAAATTATTATTACATAATTCTAAAAGGTTTTCTGAAACAAAATTGTCATTTATTTTAACGGATAAATCATTTGTTATTATTTTTGCACAATTATAATAATTTTTGTTTACGAATGCAGATTTAAAAAAGTTGAATATATCATTTTGCTCATTTTTATTTAATTCTCCAACAATACCATAATCAATTACACCTAATTTTTGTGAATCAGTCATAAAAATTATGTTTCCAGGATGTAAATCAGCGTGATATGTTCTATTAAATAATATTGATTTTATTCCAAACATAATAACTAGATCATTATTGTATTGTTTTTCAGATTTTGTTAATTGTGATAATTTTTTTCCATCTAAATATTCCATAACTATAATATTATTATTTTTATTTGTAAATTCATCATAAACATCAGGAATTTTAACATAATCTGTATTTTTATTATTTATACTAAATTTTTTTATATTTTCTAATTCAGTTTTAAAATCAAGTTGTTCTATTAATAACGGTTTATTCGAATTAAAAAGATCTTGTAGATAGTAAAATTTTAATACCGGTATATATTTTGTAATAAATAAGAATGATTCAAACTCATCTATAGCTGAATATACATTTTTTTTGATATTATTTTTCATAACCTTTACAATTATATCTTTGTTGTTCATTTTACCTTTATACACTATACCAATTATACCAGCGTTTATCACTTTTAAACTATCTGTATCAATTTTTAGGTTATCATTTATATTACCAACTTCAATGAGTGTATCTATAAATTTTTTATCTATTTCATTATCATTATATGGAACTGAATCAAGATATTGTGAAAGAAAATCTCTTTTTTCACTATCAAAATACTTTGTATTTGTTCCTAAAGACTGAATAAATTTAACATAAAATATATTATATTCAGACATTGTCTTTATGAATGCTTTAAATGCATTATTAACATTATGAGTTGTTATTATAACATAAGCACTTTTCAAAGTGCTTGTAATTATAGCCTTCAATAAATTAAACATTTATATTATGTATATCAACATTCTCTATAAATGATTTAAAATTTAAAAATATTTTTTTCATCATTAATCCAAATATGTTTTCCATATATATTGGAAGTTCTTCATGAATATCCATTTTAAATTCATAATTTATAGTAACCTCTTTATTATTTTGATTATTCGATATTTTAAAATAACCATATTCATTTGTAATTGCTTCACCGACTATTTTATTTGTATAAGGAATGCTTACAGTTTTTATAAAAATATCATTTTCTTCTATTATCATTCTACTTTTGATAAACATATATTTATCGCTAAAGCCTAATTCTTTACCAAATCTTTTAAATTTATATAAAATATCTACTTCTGTGTCAGATACTTCATTAATTATTTCTACACTTTCGATTATTTCTTTATTTATAGAAGCAACTAGCTTAAATAATTTCACATTTATAAACTTAATAATATCCAAATTATTTTTGTTATGAAGAGAGAATAATAATGAAAAATGATTGCTATCAAATTTATTTAATATGATATTTTCTTTATTGCATATAATTGTTGACATTATATATTATTATAATGAATAATAATATATTATACATTTTAACTTATTTATCATGTTTATCTATAACAAATATTATATTATTTTTTTTGTATCGTTAAATTATTCATTTTATGATAAAACATTATAGATATTATTACACCTTTGAACATTTAAAATATCGATTTATAAAGAAATTAAACATTTTCCACTATTAAAAATGTTATATTTTTTCTTTAATTCTTCATTTTTATCTATAAAACAATTCAAACATAATAATCTTCTATTATCTATATTTATTTCTTCATCTTTTGAAAATGGATAGATTATACCATTATTTTTAAATTCCCCTTGGCTATCAGACCATACATATGTATTACAAGATACACACTGCCCCAATTCTCCATCTTCTTCGAGTGGAACATTTTCTAACCAATCGGAGTTTTTAATTAATTTACCAAATTTTTTTTTTCGTTCATCAAAGTTTTTTTTATCTTCAACTCTTAATTTTCCACTATTAAAACTGTTATATTTTTTCTTTAATTCTTCATTTTTATCTATAAAACAATTCAAACATAATAATCTTCTATTATCTATATTTATTTCTTCATCTTTTGAAAATGGATAGATTATACCATTATTTTTAAATTCCCCTTGGCTATCACACCATACATATGTATTACAAGATACACACTGCCCCAATTCTCCATCTTCTTCAA